GAATCGGTTCTGGAAAATGCCTACGATATCATTGCCACCGGAGAGGTCAACGGCGCGGATACGCTGGCATTCAAGCTGCCCTTCAATGATGGCAAACGGGTGACGCTGGACAATGAAAAGCAGGTTCAGATCGCGGACGATATTTATCGCGTCCGCACCCTCTCGGACGAAAAGGCTGCGGATAGCAGTATCCTGACCACCGTGTACGCCGAGGCAGCGTTCTATGATCTGACCTACAGCGCCGAGAAGCCGCCCGCCGAGTTTAACGCAGACCTTGCGGATGTTCCGATGCGTTACGCCCTGCAGGATACCGGCTGGTCGGTCGGCACGGTCAATGTCACCACATTACGGACATGGACATGTCAGGAAAAGAACGCGCTGGCCATCCTGCGCATGGTACAGCAAATCCACGGCGGCGATCTTGTGTTTGACAGCCGGAACCGGCTTGTGAGCCTGCTGGTTTTCAGCGAGAAGGATAGCGGGGCGCTGTTCGCCTACAAAAAGAATCTCACCAGCATCAGGCGGGTTGTGGATACCCGCAGTCTCGTCACCCGGCTGTATGCCTACGGCAAGGACGGCATCACCTTCGCCTCCATAAACGGCGGCAAGGAATATGTTGAGGATTATACCTACTCAAACGAGGTGCGCGTTTCCACGCTGGACTGTTCCAATTTCACGAACCCGTATCAGATGATGGAGTTTGCCAACATGCGGCTGGCCGAGTATTCAAAACCGCGTGTGTCTTATGTTCTGTCGGTCATGGACTTATCTGTGCTGACCGGCTACGAGCACGAGCAATGGGCGCTTGGCGACATTGTGACGGTGGACGACAGAGATCTCAGCCTGACGATAACGACGCGCATCATTCGGCGGGAGTATAACCTGCAGGAGCCATGGAAAACGGTGCTGGAGTTGTCCAGCAAGCTGCGCGAGCTTGGTGATTCTTCTACCGAGGTGCTTGCCGACCAGCTTGACCAATCCAGTGTTGTGCAGCAGGAAATCATAGACATGGTGCCGTTTAACCACCTGCGCAATTCCCGCGCCGACGATGGGTTCGCCTACTGGCAGAACTCGGGTTTTGAGATCGACACCGAGAACGGCGTGACCGGCACGGCTTCCTTCAAGGCGGTGGGGATATCCGGCACGAAAAGCATGGCGCAGACGGTCTATCCGGCCTCACGGCGCAATTACATCATCTCCGCGCAGATCGGTTCGGATAATTTGCAGAAAGGCGCGAATGGGCAGGTCGGCATTGAGGTGGTGTTCGAATACGAGGACGGCACCACTGAGACAAGATTCATTGATTTATTTTAAAGGAAGGGACGGCTGCCTATGGCCATTTTTATAAAAATAGCGAGGGGCGCGACGCCGAAGGGCTACGGCACCCTGCGTTCCATCACGATCCGACTCTGTGTCACGGACTGTAGCGGCGCGGTGTACTTCACTGATCTCATGCTGCAGGCCGGTTCGATGGCCACCGGTTGGATTGGGCATGTTTGCGAGATCAAGTGGACGCTGGATGGGTAGTCGTGAAAACCACCTAAAACAGTGGATTTGTTCATGTTTAGGCGGTATTATTATCAGTATGAATCTTGGCTGATATAAGCAGTAATTTGGAGGTGTTTCAATATGGAACAAGCAAATAGTGTTGAACGCTATTTGAATTTAATAAAACGTTACGATGGGTACTCAGAAAAATACTATCGTGGGCAACTTGAAAAATATACAAGTATCCCACCTTCAATCGCAAGAGATGAAGGTTATCTGGCAAACGAAAGTGCGATATACTGTGAATCCATAAAGATGAAGGAAAAAGAATTTGCATTGTTGAATTCTCCGATTGAGAAGCTGTCTAAGATGCAGCATTATGGAATTCCTACAAGACTGGTCGATGTCACTATCGATCCTCTTTACGCACTGTATTTTGCCGTTGAAGACATCGACGATTCATCTTCGGGCAACGTATTAGTTTATCTTACAAAAGGCCACGATGTAGAAAGTGAGCGTGTAAGAGTACTCTCTTTAATTGCGACTCTTTCGAGTCTTACATTGGATGAAGTCATTTCTGAATATAGCCGTTTGTATGGAATATCCTTATCTGCTGAGCAAGTTTTGGCTTATTCCAACGAGCCGGTTTTCATTAGGCATTCAGAAAACCTAAAAAGATATAATGAACGGTTGCATAGCCAACGAGGGGCATTCTTAATATGTGGAAACACGGTCAGAGGTAAGAAGATACAGCGCGAATTGAAATCCTTAGATAGTATTAAGCCAGTTATTGTAATTCGCATTCCTTACGAATATAAAAAGCAAATAAAGGATGAGCTTGATATAAAATATGGGATTAATAATGTATCAGTATACCCTGAGTTGCCTTCTGTTGCAGGATATATCAAAGAAAAATATAAGAAAGAAAACATCTCCTTTGATGGGAAGTACAGCGTTGTAGGGACTAAAAATATTTCTCATGGATTGGCGAAAAGAATATCAGTGACGGTTGTTCTAAACGGCAATTTTAGAATTGACCAAGTGCAAGCAATTGCTGTTGAGGTAATAAATAGCTATAAAAACAACCAAGATGTTGTATGGATTTATGTCGCTAAAACCGGTGAAGATTATATAGTTAGTAATTGGATTTTCCGAGGACAATGGATTAGTCCCAGTCTGGATAAACATTATCGGCCTTTATCCTTGAAAGAAGAAGGCGAAGAGGGTTATTATTGGGAAGCTGGGGCATCGTACAGCACAATGGCTGACTATTACGAAAAATATGTATTTGATGAGGACAAGCTGCTTTTTGTTTACCATCAAAAAGTATTTGAAGAATTTGTTCCGGTCTACAACGCTTTACTTGAAAGTTTTGAGACGAATACTATCAACGAGTTTGCGCAGTCAATTGCCTTTTATCAAAAGAAAATCAGCAGACTGTATATGACGTTGCAGGATTTCGGGCATTCAAGAATCAAAAAATTCGACGATTTTTTATACAGCTATAGTAATGCGATTTCCCCTGTTGATGACATTCACTATTTGCTGAACAACGATAAAACCCCCGAAAAAGCACTGAAATATCATATACGTAGTTCTTTCAATAGTTCTCAGCAGCATATTGACACTATCAGAAGCGCTGCCCCTGAATGGAGAAGGCGTATTGGCGTGTCTGATTTGGAATATGAGAAGATAGATCCCAAGGATAGGAAAAAACCTGATTTCCAATATACGCAGACATTGCCGATTAGCAAAACCGCAATAGATGTGTATTTCAATACCGATGCGATAATCGCTGATGACAAAACATTTCATATTCAAGGGGATACCAATTTATTCGATAATGCTAACCTTATGCTGTCCTTAAGAAAGAAAGGGCAACTATTGTGTCAAGGAAAAGCAAGTGTATCTAAGGGGAAGTTTGCATTTCCTCAATTCAGCAACAAAGGACTAGGGTTTGAATCCGGCCAGTATACTGCTGAAATTTCATTGTCTCTGCCAAGTGTACAGCCTAAAGTGTTCACAGCGGTAGCTGGTATTGAGTATGAAAACCTCACAGGGGAATATGTAAACAGGCATGGAATAGGCCCTACAGTAAATTACGAGTTCGAATTTAACATTGAGTAGAGCAATAGCTATGCACATATTTAAAAAACGAAAAGATCACTTCGGTGGTCTTTTTTATGTGCGCGGGAGGTGATAAAATTGGCAATCAACAACTTCATTCGATTCACGGAATCGATAAAAACAAAAGAGGATATGCGTGTGGTCAGAATTACCATCCGTCCGCTGATTGCCGACTGCACCGGCGAGGTGTACTTTACCGATCTGCAGCTTCAGGAGGGTAACCGGCTTACCGGCCACACGCCGCACACCACTACCATGCTCCGGAACTCGGCCCCCCCCCCGGCATCACAACGGCGTGGTGCGCACCGGCGACACCGTCGTCATTTTCAACCTCGGGAAAACCTCCTCGGGCTTGGACTGCTATATTTACCCGATTCAAGCGATGCAGGCCGGAAGTATTTCACTTTCGCAAGGTGCGGGATCGCACAAGGTGATCTTTCTATCGGCGGTAAATGTCGGTGACGAGCTCGCCCTCCTCGCTTCCGAGCACCTGTGCCTAAAAAACGGCAGCCCGACGCAAAAGCACGGTTTTTATCAATACACCGCCGCCTGCGACAGTAAGCATCAGGTGAAATTGGAGGATCGCAAATCGGCGCGGGTGTATTTTGAATACAAAGAAATGCTGGAAGGAGAACCCCGCCCATGAGCAGAGATTACTTGAAAGGAAAGCGATGCATGGTGTGGTCGTTCATGGGCAACGCTCGGATGTACGAGGCGCTTCAGGATTACGGCAACCGGCTGGACACGGTCGGCATTTTCACGTTTGAGGTCAATATATCCGGTGTGATCAGCGAAACCGGTACCAGCATTTCCTCTATGCTGCCGTATATCAACCGGTGGCCTCATATCAAATGGCTGCTCACCATCATGAACCATGGCACCGCCTCCATTTTTACGGCCTTGCGAAACTATACGGGCGGAGCAAAGGATATGTTCCTAAACGAAATCGTCCGCATCATGCAGAAATACCCGTGGTGCGCCGGTGTGGACATCGACTTGGAACGCGGCGGCGAATATGAGAACAGGGACGCCGCAAACGCCCTGTACCGCGACATTTACCAGCGTGTGAAATCTTACAATTCCAGCAAGCTGGTCAATATCTGTCTGCCCGGCATGACCGGTCTGCAAGGCTCGGTAGGCGGTGAAAACTGGTGTGTTTACGAAGATTTTAATAGCTACTGCGATACCGCCGCTATCATGAGCTATGGCATGGCGTGGGCAGGCTCCGCCCCCGGCCCCGTCTCCCCGCGAAGCTGGCTGGCGGGTATCTACAACTACGCGATGCAGGTCATGCCGCCCGGCAAACTATTCATGGGGCTTCCCGCTTACGGCT